CATTAGTATAACGTCGCGACACCAAGGGGCTAAGCACGCTAAAGTGGTTGGCCTCGCGCACCTAGTAAGCATGGCTATAGACTTTGGGTTGATTGACAACCGCGCCCTAACTCGGTTGGCGGCGCTATGTAGTATGCAACCACGCGAATAAGGATTGGGTTATTAGCAAAACGGCACGAAAGTGCGGATAAAACCACACAATAGCGTTTGTGTGTAGATATATAACGTAATAAGCTGCGCCCCTTGCGCCCAATGTTCAGGCCCTGTGCCTGCTGCATTGGGCGTTTTGCGTTCTCTTTGCGCAAAGACTTTTGCTGGGCAACAAAGGGAGGAAAAGGCATGGATGAAGAAATAATTGCTGAGAATAAGGCTGAGAACCTAGATGCGCTGACCGCCCAAATAAGGAATCAGTTCTACGGCGAGGTCGGCGGAGATGAATGGTCTGTGGGTATATGGGTGCGGGAGGTCTGGGACGAATACGCGATTGTGGAACGAACACAGACATTCAAAGTCCCCTATGCCCAGACCGATGAGGCAATAACATTCGCTGACGAAGGTGAGTGGGTTGAGGTTGAGCGCCCAGAAGTTGAGAGCGAATGGGTAGAAGTAACGAAGGCTATTCCCGACGCGCCCGTTGAGGGTGGAGTCGGTGAGCAAATAAGCGAAGAAGAAGTTGCGGCAAGGGGTGCGCCGAGTGGCGACCCCAACGTGGTAAAGGCACAGACCGAGACCGTCATCCCCAAGGACAACTGCGGCGTCCCTGTCGGATTGGCAATCAAGGCACTGGGCCAACACCGCATTGGTGGTTACGCTGCTCTTTGGGGCGGGCCAGACCGCAAGGACCTAGTGGAGGAATACTTCACACCGAAGACTGGCGAGATGCTGAACGTATATGAGGCTGTGGGCAAATTGCCACTGTTTTACCACCACGGAATGGATGGGACAATAAAGGCCAGCGTCGTGGGGCTAGTAGACATTATGCTGGTTGACGACGTGGGCTTGTGGTACGAGGCTGAGATTCAGAAAGCAGACGACTACCGCGAAGCTATTGCGGCCATGGTCGAGGCTGGCAAACTGGGTACAAGTACAGGATGCCTACCTGGGCACTACAGGGCTGCAACGGACGGGTGGTTAGAACAGTGGTGCATCGTAGACGTTTCTATGACGCCCACGCCTATGGAATACAGGATGCTGGAACGACCAGTACACGAATTGAAAGCAGCTTACAAGGCTGCCGGATTGGAGTTCCCAGCGATTGATGCTGGCGAAGGCGCTGATGAGGAAGCGCGCCAGCAGGAAATCGCTGTGGAACTAGAACGGCTGGCCTTGTTAGATCTAGAAGTAGGAGGATTAGTATGAGTCTGCAAGAGAAACTTGCATCTCTCAAGGTTGAGGCGCGCAAGGCCCTGGAGGAAGGCGACCTGGAAAATGGCCGCAAGTTCCGCGAGGAAGCCGAGAGTGTTGCTGAGGCCATCGAGGAGTTGCAGAAACTAGACAATATCAAGACAGCGGAGCCTGTGCGCCCGCCACTGCCGATGATGGGAAATGGCAATCTGCCGGCCCCTGATCCGGTAGAACCTGCCGAGACACCGGCACAGATGGTACACAAGGCGGCTTATCAGACCAAGTTTGGAGACACTGGCAACATGGTCAAGTCTCTCCTGACTAGCCTCCACGGCCATGATTATGTATCGCAATACTGGGCGCAGAAAGCAGCGTTCAACAAGTATCTGCGCGTTGGGCTGGACGAAATGGACAGTATTGAGCGCAAAGCAATGCGCAGTATGGTCTATACGCCAGCGGCTATCAAGGACGCATTGGCCCAGGGTATCTATGACGTGAAAACCCTGAAGGCCACGATGGTTGAGGGTAGTGATGTCTTGGGCGGCTACGCTGTCCCGATAGACTTCAACTCCCGCGTCATCGAGCGCATGCCAGGCTTCACAATGATCCGGCCATGGGCATTCAAGCTCACTACTGGCCGTGATATGGTTAGCATCCCTGTAAGTACCGGGGGTGACGATCAGTATACGTCTGCTGTCCGCGTGACGTGGGTTGACGAGACACCGGCCGCGGCCGCGTCGGAAACGAACCTAACGTTTGGCATGGAGAACATTGCCATCCACACCGTCATGGCAACTACACCAATCTCGCGCAACATGCTTGAAGACGCCTTCTTTGACGTTGAGGATTTCCTGGCTACGAAGTATGCAGAGGCAGCCGGGATCGACGAGGACAACAGATTCTTGACGAGCGCTGGTGGCGCGAGCCCTCTGGGCATCCTGCCTGGCAGTGCCAATACGCTGTCGCTGACTGAAGAGGATACCGGCAATGCCAACTTGCTAACCTGGGACGGTGCAGGCGCTGCAGTTACCAAGCGCGGCCTGATCGGCCTGGTCTATGCCATCGCCTCGCAGTATCTGCCCAGGGCCAGATGGCTCATGGAGAGGGCGACAGTTGAGTACATCCGCACCATGAAGGACGGTGCTGGCAACTACCTCTGGGAACCCGACCAGCAAGCTGGACAACCACTGATGCTGCTTGGCTACCCAGTCTATATGCAAGAGGCGATGCCGAGCATCGCTGCTGATGCATATCCCATCCTGTTTGGCGATTTTGGCGGATATTACATCGCTGACCGCGTAGGGATGACCGTTGAGAGGTTCTTGGGTGGCACAGAAGCTGAGCTGAACACGGTCAAGTTCGTGATGCGACGCAGGCTTGGCGGGCAGTTGGTAGAGACGTACAAACTGGCGGCTCAAAAAGTTTCCGCGTGACATAACTACCGATGGAATTGAAGGTGTTCCATAGGGTGTCGGCACGTTCCTGTCGCTCTCGCTGTACTTCAAATATACCGCGCTCGACTCGGACGTGACAGGGGGCACAGAGGGTAATGAGGTTTGCGGGATGGTTAGCCCAAAGGTAATTGCAGTTGCTGCCTGGCACATAGCCATATTGACGGCGTGGGTAGATGTGATGAACATCCAAGCGTCTGCCATTTGGCTGCTTAGCTTGGCCGCAGAGACTGCAAACGTGGCCATCCCTTTGTCTGGCCTTGCTGGCTTGTTTGGGCCAGTTAGGGCCAGACCAGGGGCTTTTCTCGGCTTTACCTTTAGACATTCGTTTCGCGATCTCCTGGCGCATCTTGTATCCGGCAGGGCTATCCCAAAACTCGCGCGCGGCTGCTGCCGCCTTAGCGATAATGTGTGGTGGGCGTTTCTTTCCAGAGCGCTCCCTACCCATGCGCTCTTTGTGGGATTGCCCTTCAGGGGTTTGAAAGAAAGCCTTCTGGCGTTCGCTGTTCTCTTGGTAAACACCACGCTCAAGGCGGGTTGTATGACCACTTTGTGCTGCCTCTGCAAAGGCTTTGGGGTTAGCCTCGCGCCAGCGCCTGTGGCCTTCTACAGTCCTGCGGCGGGCTTCTTTGCCCTGCGTGGTCTGGTCAAACTTCTTGCGAGATGCAGCAATCTTGGCATAGTGCTCTGGTGGCCGCTCCTTGGCCGCCTGGGACATACGCTGCCGAGTTTGTTGAGACTTGGGCTTGCTAGCTGTGGCAATTCCGGCACAGCGCTGGGAGCAAAACACGCGCTTGGCGTAAGCATACAGCTTCTCAGTTGCGTGGCGCGTAACGGCGCTGCCGCAATATGGGCATGGAGGTTTATCATCCACCAGGCATTGGACAGAGCAATAGCCATAGTCTTTCTTAAATCTCAGGACGCCTTCCATTCGATCATATTCAGAACTACAACGGGCGCATATCATAGGGGCTCTCCTTGTATAGTATAGACCTATTATATAGCCAACCCGTTAAATGGGCAAATTAGAGGAGAGGAAAATGAGACAGAACTGGTACAGGCATATGTATACGCTTTTGCTTAATACCGAAGACGCCCTAGCTGTACAGCACTACCCGGCTAGCGGGTCGTACATCTACGTGGGTAACTACACTCACTGCGCCTTCGTTACTTACGTGGGAGCGTTGGACAGTGCTATCACGCTACAAGTACATCAGGACACTGATGCTACTGAAACAGCGAGCATCGCAGACCTGACAGGGGCAACGGATGTCATCGCGGCTGACGACGACGATCAGGTGTTCGTCCTTGAGTTTGAAACAGCGAAACTCACTGACACCTTTGACTATGTAACGCTTGATGTTACTGGCCCTGCCGGTGCTAACGACTATGCGTGTATAGTATTCTATGGATGGAATGCTAAGACGCTACCCGTAACGCAGCCTGCGACGTTCCCGTCTGGGAACTCAGTCTTGCTTGTTGGGTAAACCTTGAGCTGGGGGCGGGCACACGTTCGCCCCCAGCTTACAATAGGAGGACAAGAATATGAGTTATAACACGAACGTATATATCGAGACAGGGGGCGACAAGCTCGTAGTAGCGGATGGCGGCGAGATTGAGCTGCAATCGGGGGGTACGCTGGACGTACAGTCGGGCGCAACGCTTGACTTCGACGGTGACCTCAGTATGGGTGATGACGACAAGATAACTTTTGGCGACGGCAACGATGCGGCCATTGAGTTTGACGCGACGCAGACAGTAGATTGTCTACAGATCGGCGTAGACGGTACGAGCCGCACGCTGATGATCATGGAACTAGCCGACATGAGTGTCGACAAGGGCTTGGCGGCTGCTACATATCCGCAGGTGCTCGTTTATGACGCTGCTGGGACTAACTACATGACGTTGGGGAGTTCGGGTGTTGACGTTGCCCTCGTAGGGGCCACCAACGACATCGACGTCCGCTGCGGCTTGGCAGCTGGCGACGCTTTGAACTTGCAGGCTTACGACGTAGGCGTTACGACTTACGAGGATATGATTACCCTCGCCAGCCATGCTACGCTACCAACGATGATACTTCACGCTACTGGCGGCATTACGGCGAACGCTGCAATCGTCGCCTCGAATGCGGCGGGTACAGGGGCCGCCTCTATCAGCACGGTAGAGGGCGAGGCCATTACGTTGGCCAGTACCGATGCTACTACCGCCGGTGCAGGCGGGGATGTAAACGTTACCGCAGGCGCAGCCGATACGGCTGGCGCTGGTGGCGCAGTAGACATCGGAGGCGGGGCCGGGGCGGCGGGCCTCGGTGGCGCAGTAGAAATCACAGGCGGCGCCGGAGACGGGGCGAATGCTGGCGGCGCGATAGACATTGACGCTGGAGCGGGTGGAGCAGCTGGGGCTGGTGGTGCAGTTACGATCAACGGCGGCGTACCAGCTAGCGGCACTGCGGCAGGTGGCGCAGTTACAATTACGGGCGGCGCGGCAGGTGCGACGGGCGGTATAGCAGGCGAAGTTACCCTGACTGCTGGCGCGGTTGGCGGTGGCACGGTAGGGGGCATTACGCTCAATGGAACCACGACGCTCTCTGACCAAGCCGGAACTGGCGGCGGAATCATCGACGCAGTAGCCGGACAGTCGCTATCCATCAATCTGTCTGACAACGTAGCAACTGCACTGGACATCCAGGAAGCAGCCAACGACTATATAACTGTCAATACCCTGAATGACCTTGAGCATGTAGAGTTCGGCGTTCCAGTAGACATGGAACGGGGCAGGAAGGTAGATACTTACTTCGAGATTTTCGACGACTTCCTGTATCAGACTATCGCTGAAACTGACACGCCGTGGATACTCAATGCTGGTACGGATACTCTGGCCATTGACGCTGCGATTCTCGCTACGCAAGAAAACGGCGTTATCCGACTAACAACCGGCGACGCCTCTGGTGCAGTAGCAGCGGATGGCTCGCAGATCGTCTGCCACATCCCGATGCAAGCCGATAACGGCGGCCTGGTGTTCGAGACGCGACTGAACATCGACACCGCTATCACGGACATCTCCGTCAATGCAGGGTTCACTGATACTACCGCATTGGAAGAGCCGTTCAGCATCGCGGCTGGGACCTATACGTCTGTTGCTACTAACGCAGCGGTCTTCGTGTATGACACGGATGCGACTGACGACGAATTTCACATGTGCGCGGTAGATAGCGGCACAGATGACGCCGGATGCGCGAGCAGCGGTACAGCGCCGGTGGCTGACGTTTTCAACACCCTTCGCCTGGAGGTTTCCGCAGATGGCGCTACGATACGCTACTACATAGACGGCATACTAGAA